AAGATGGTGGATGTAATTAACCTTGTGAGTCGTTGCGGCTTGCAAGTAGGGATTGGTGCAGGTAGACCCGACAGTAAGGCTAGCGCTGGATGTGGGTTCGGTCTGTTCCAAGTAGTGGAGAGCAATCGAGAGGTTGCTGTCAAAGCCAAGTTCAGTATCCAGTAAGCTGAACGCCACAGCAGGCTAGGCGCGGCGCGGTTCGTTGCGGTTTGGTTTGGTGTGGCATGGTATGGCTGGGCACGGCAGGCATGGCGCGGCGAGGCGCGGCTAGGCCCGGAGAGGTCTGGACAGGCACAGCAAGGCAGGCTTGGTTCGTCAAGGCGCGGTAAGGCACGGCACGGCACGGCTCGGTTTGGCATGGCAGGCATGGCAAGGCATGGACAGGTTTGGCACGGTTTGGCCCATCAAGGTACGGCAGGCGAGGACTGGCGGGGCGAGGACTGGCTAGGACGAGTGAGGCATGGCAAGGCAGGCACGGCTCGTTATGGCGGGGCTTGGTAGCGACCGGTTTGGCTCGGCAAGGCAGGCATGGATAGGCGCGGATCGGCGCGGTCAGGCTCGACTTGGTAAGGTGTGGTTTGGCACGGCAGGCGGGGTTCGGCGTGGCATGGCGCGGTGCGGCAGGGTTGGGTTCGGCGTGGCACAGCAAGGCAGGCTAGGCGAGGCGAGGTGCGTTCAGGCGTGGTGTGGTACAGCAAGGTAAGGCAGGCATGGCTCGTTTAGGCATCGCGTGGTAGGACACGGCAGGCGGAGCGGGGCTGGGCGGGGCTAGGTGTGGTGGGGTGTGGCACAGCAAGGCATGGAATAGCAGGCACCCCTATATTTTTTAACAAGGAGAAAACTATGAATGAAGAACGTAAATATTTAGAACAGATGGCACGCCAGAACAACGGCGTGCTGATGATTGATGACGTCTTACAGGCGGCGCAGGATGAGGACAACATTCTGCATCGTCACTTTGAGTGGGACGACAGCGAGGCGGCCAAGCAGTTCCGAAGGGAACAGGCGCGGTCATTGATTCAGAGATGCAAGATCACAGTGCTGGACAGCACCCCTACCCATGTCCGTGCATTCATCAGCTTGCCCTCTGATCGAGAGGCTGGAGGCGGCTACCGCATGACGGCCAACGTACTTGGCAACGAAGACATGAAAGAAGAGTTTATCCACGACATCCAGTTGACCATCGCACGATGGTCGAAGAAGCTGCACCTGCTTGACATAGACCTTGCCAAGCTGATCGTGCAACTTGACACAGAACTTAAACACCGCCAATTTAAAGAGGAAGCAGAGGCACGCGTATGAGCGATACTATTTTTAACAAACAGGACTTCGACAACATCTTTGGCACGCCCAACATAACTTTAAAGCCAGACCCCATGGTGCGCAACGCTGTGCTTGAAGAAGTGGCGCTAGAGTTTGATGCTATGCGTATTGCGTTTGGTGATACAGCCGACAGCTTTGCACGCTATGTGAGGGACATGAAGACATGAGTGGGTTTGCAAAACAACAGCTTGAGATTGGTTCCAAACAACCGGTTCACAAGCACAAGTTGTGCAACAAGTGTGAAGAGATGAAGCCCCCTGAGGGGGGCGTTCAGATGAGCCCGTCCAAGTGGCACTGTGCAGTGTGTTGGACGAGACGAATAACAACAAAGAGCTTGCTCGACGCAGGAGAAAAGAAACGTGAAGAGTAATCACAACATCATTCGTGAGCTACTCAAAAGACACCCCGATGGTTTGAAGGCAAGCGACATGGCTAAGTTCACTGGCATAGAAGTTCGTTCTGTCAACAAATCATTGGAGAGTGTGTTTGGTGTGTACATCGATAGGTGGGAGAAGTCAACCCACCGCAACACATTGGCGGCAATCTGGGTCGTCGTTGACGTGCCTGAGAACTGCCCAAAACCGGAAAACACTGGAAGGAGATCGCGTGATGGCAGAAACACCTGAATGGAAAGTAAAGAAGGCGGTACGGCTGTTGCTTGACAGGCTAGGCGTGTACCACTTCATGCCCCCTGCTAACGGCTTTGGCCGTGCGGGGATACCCGACATCGTTGGCTGTATGGATGGACACTTCATCGCCATCGAGTGCAAGGCCGGCAAGGGCAAGACCACTGCGCTACAGGACAGGGAACTCAACGCCATCCTCAATGCAGGGGGCACGGTGTTCATTGCCCGTGAGCACAACATACCAGACCTAGAACTATTACTGAAGGAGAAGCAAGATGAACTACGAGGACTTTGACGGTTCAATGTCTGAGGCAGAACTGCACCGCAGGGTGACGGCCATGTCAGATGAAGAACAAGAGCATTTCAAACTGCTCATACACAAGCTGGTGATGTGCTATGGCGAAGGCAAAGCGCAAGGCGTTGTCATCATTGGTCGTGCTGAAGATGCGTTTGCAGGAGTCGTTACCCTAAACTGTAATGAGATGGAGGCGTCGCAACTCATGTTGGCGGCAAACGATTTTTTCGGCTTTCTAAACGTCCTCGACGCACCACCAAAAGAAAACTTTAACTAAGGAGAAGAACACATGAATTTAAATCAAGGCAAAGTAGCGGGTGGATTAGTTGACGAACTACTTGAGCTTATTCACAAGTACGACGAAACGCTTTATATGTCGACAGTGATCGGCTGTTTGGAACTCGTCAAGCAGCAACTGATTAACGACCACATGGTCGACGAGGACGACGAATGAGCGCCCCATACAAACAGATCATCACGATCGACTTCGAAACCTACTGGGACACCAAGGAAGGTTACACACTCAGCAAAATGACAACGGAGGAATACATACGTGACCCAAGATTCAAAGCATTTGGAGCTTGCATCCATGAGTACGGATCAGACAAACCAACCCAGTGGTATAGAGGAGACGAACTCAAACGCATCTTGGGTTGCTATGATCCTAAGACCACTGCTGTTCTGGCTCATAACGCTCAGTTCGATGTGTCTATATTGGAGTGGGTATATGACTGGCACCCAAGCTTCATTTTTGATTCTCTTTCTATGGCTCGTGCTCTACGGGGCGTCGAGGTGGGAAACTCATTGATGAAGCTGGCACAGGACTTTGGGCTACCGCCCAAGGGCAACGCTGTGTACAACACCAACGGCTACGAGAAGCTCACGCCTGAGATGGAGAAAGAGTTGGCCGACTACTGCGCACATGATGTGTACCTGTGTGAGCAGATCTTTACCCGCTTGGCTGTTGGCTATCCTTCGAAGGAGCTACGCCTCATTGACATGACCTTGAAGATGTACACCCGTGCGTGCCTTGAGCTTGACCCCAACATGCTGACGGACGCCATACTAGATGAAAAGGAAAAACGTGAAGCCCTACTACAAAAGCTCGGCGTGGATGAAACTGCACTGGCATCGAACCCGCAGTTTGCTGCACTACTTGAGAAACTCAATGTGGTTCCGCCAACCAAGACAAGTAAGACGACTGGGAAAGAGACACTTGCCCTCGCTAAAAACGATGCCCTATTTCAGACGCTACTCAATAGTGAACGTGAAGACGTTGCCCTACTTTGTGAAGCGCGTCTTCGGGTTAAGTCTACAACCGAGCGGACCCGTGCCCAACGGTTCCTTGATATCAGCAAACGGGGTGCGCTCCCGGTTCCGCTTTCGTACTATGGTGCTCAGACGGGAAGGTGGACGGCGAGCAAGGGTTCGGCCATCAACATGCAAAACCTTAAGCGAGGCTCGTTCCTACGCAAAGCGATTATGGCTCCCGCTGGCCACCAACTCGTCGTTGGAGATTTATCGCAGATTGAGCCGCGAGTCCTCGCGTGGTTATCGGACTACACAGACATGCTCGACATCTTCAGGGAGGGAGGTGACCCTTATGCCGCGTTCGGTGCGCAGATGTTTAACATACCCGGACTCAGTAAAGAGTCTCACCCTGACCTTAGGCAGTCTGCAAAGAGCGCTCTCCTTGGTTGCGGTTATGGGTTGGGTTGGGCAGCGTTCGCATCGCAACTACTCACAGGCTTCCTCGGTGCCCCGCCCCAGCGTTACGACCTTTCATTTGCGAAGAAACTCGGTGTTACCCAAGCCATGGCGCAGAAGTTCCTCGACTGGGACGTGAACGTTGAGAAGCTCCAAGAGATACCACACACCTGCACAACCAAGGAGCTAGTCATCCACTGCCTAGCATCCAAGGCCATCATCGACAAGTACAGAGCTACGGCTACGCCTGTGGTGGACTTCTGGGATTTAAACACCCAGCTTATCGGTGAGTGTCTGTACAAGGGGCGTGAGTACAAGCACAAGTGTTTGATCTACCGCAAGGGCGAGATCGAGCTACCCTCTGGCATGAAGCTGTTGTATCCTGACCTTAACATCAGGCGGTACAAGGACGACAAAACAAATAAAGAACAACTGGAGTGGACATACGGGCCAGATCGTACTAAAATATATGCAGGGAAAATAACCAACAATGTCACGCAGGGCGTAGCGAGATGCGTGATGACTGATGGTATGGTGCGTACTGCAAAGAGATACTTTGTGGCGGGAACAGTGCATGACGAGCAAATCGTTGTGGTTCCTGATGCAGAGGTGCAAGAAGCTAAGACTTGGGTCTTGGCTCAAATGACTATGGAGCCGCCTTATATGCCGGGCATTCCATTGGACGCTGACGGTGGTGCTCACCGTCGTTATGGGTTAGCAAAAAACTAAGGAGAAGTATGAAGTTACCAACAAAAATGAGAGTCGGCAGGAAGTGGTACAGCGTGGAGGTGGTGGAAGCCATGCTTCACCGCCGAGATATGGGGCGCACGTTCTACCCAGAGCAGTGCATCCGGCTTGGCAAGACCAGCAACATCACGGGGCGTAAGTTCAGTAAGGATGAGTTGGCCGACACCTTCTGGCACGAAGTCACACACGCCATACTGGAGGACATGGGACAGCACGAGTTGAACCGCAACGAAGCGTTCGTCACACAGTTTGCCAACCGATTAACAGTAGCCATCAAGACAGCGAAGTTCGAATGAAAAAACCAGCATGGTCACACAGCAGCCTAAAAGATTTTGAGGGCTGTCAGCGCAGGTATCACGAGGTCAAGGTCTTAAAGAAGTACCCCTTCCAAGAGACTGAGGCCACGCGCTACGGCAATCAGGTACATCAGGCCATTGAAGACTACATCAGGGACAAGAAGCCAATACCGCCTGAGTATGCGCAGTTCCAGCCTGTGGTGGACGCTATGCTGAACAAACCCGGACGAGCTTTGGCTGAGTACGAGATGGCGCTGACTGTGGACTTACGCCCTACCAACTGGAAGGCGCCAGACGTATGGGTCAGGGGTATCGCGGACATCTTGGTCATCGATGACGAGAACCTTACGGCGTGGGTGGGTGATTGGAAGACAGGCAACAACAAGTACCCCGACAGGGATCAGCTTGTACTTATGTCGCTTATGGTTTTCTCTCACTTTCCGCACATCCGCAAGGTCAACTCAGCGTTGCTGTTCATTGTCAAAAATGATATGGTCAAGATGCAGATGACACGCGATCAATCTGAAGCCTTCTGGTGGAAGTATCGTGAGCGTACTGCGCGGCTCGAAGCATGCTTTGAGAACGATGTATGGAACCCCAATCAAACCCCACTATGCGGATGGTGTCAGGTCACCGGATGCGAGTTCAACCCTAAACACTAGGAGCAATGATGACACAGACCAACGGCAAGCGTGACTACAAACACGCATACAAACTGCAAAAGAAAACAGGCGAGACAGCCGATCAAGTTGAGCGTCAGAAAGCACGGCGTGCCTATGACAAGAAGGGTGTTGATCGTGCAGGCAAGGACATCGATCACATCAAACCTCTGCGTGCAGGGGGCAAGTCCGTAACAGGTAACACACGCTTGCGTAGTAAGAGCGCCAATCAGAGCGACAACGGAAAATAATAGCTTGGAGAAGCAATGGAAATCGTAGAAGACAAAGCAATCATCTTACGCACAAGGAACCCGCACAAGTACT